ATATAGACCCCGAAGGGGTCTTATATATATTCTTATATATAATTATAATAATATATTTATATATATGTCAAGTATATTTAATACTTGACAATGTGGATATTTCTGATATCTTTTAAGTATGGCTATAGAACTACAAGAATACACATTACCTGAGCACATATCTTACTCAGCATTTACTACATTCCTAGACTGTGGTTATCAGTACTACCTAGGACGACTACTCAACTTACCCGAAGAGCCAGCGATCTGGTCTATCGGGGGTTCTGCGTTCCACAAAGCAACTGAGGATTGGGACAAAGAGAACCTATGATTCAACAACTATGGGACAAAGCTTGGGCTGAGTATGCTCAGGGTATTGACCTGACCACAGCACGAGTTGGTGGCAGGGCTACTAAAGAAAACCCCAACAAGGAAGATGCTACATTCTGGAACCGCACAGGTCCTCAATGGGTACAGTCCTATGTTGACTGGCGTACAAATAATCCTGACTGGAAAATCTGGGTGACTCCTGAGGGAGCACCAGCGATTGAGTTGGGTCTGCACTTCAAGATTTCTGGCGTGCCTATCAAGATGGTTATCGACAGAGTGTTTGATGTCAACGGGAGTCTAGTCGTGGTAGACCTGAAGACATCGCAACAGACACCTGCGAGTTCATTGCAACTCGGCTTCTACAAATTCGGACTAGAGAAAGTCCTAGGAGCAGAGGTAAATTTGGGGACATACTGGATGGCACGCCAGTCTGGAACTGTACCTATCATTGACCTGACTGGTTACACCGCTGACAAGATTGAGTATCTTGTAGAAAAGTTTGACTTTGCTAGAAAGTCTGCTATCTTTTTACCTAACACAAACAACTGCAATCGTTGTAGCCTGACAGAGCATTGTCAGTTTACTTCGAAGAAAGAGAAAAAATGACAAACGAAGAATGGAAACTACAAGTTTCCTACAAGACTCCTACGGGAGATATGATAAACATCCGCGCTAATACTGCTGATGAACTCAGCGTATTCCTTGAAGGCATCGGGGATTACTCAACCCAGATTGCTGCTACTGCTAAGTTGATTGCTGGTGCATATAACGTTGCCCCTTTATCGACGCCGTCTTCCACAACAAGCACAATGCCACCGCTCTCCTCACCTCCAACGCAGGTCTCGGAAGTATCAGGTACAGCGTCGCCAACGTGCAAGCACGGAGGACGTATTTTCCGTCAGGGAATCAGCAAAACAACAGGTAAGCCATATGCGTTCTGGGCTTGCCCAACACCGCAGGGCACACCCGATCAGTGCAAGCCAGTTAACTAGGAAACAATTATGAGTGGGCGTGGTCAAGTATCGGATTGGCTACGCTCATTCTTTTTAGATAAGGATTATCAATGCGTACACTTGTCCGCTCAGTTGGTCGCGCTAGTATCGGTGGAGAACCGCTCCCTAGTTGCTTCAAAGCATTCGATTCCAACAAGATTATCCTACGTCGTTCCGAAGTTTCAATGTTCGCAGCAGCACCAGGTGTAGGTAAGTCTACCTTGGCACTGGCATTAGCACTTAAGATGAGAGTACCAACTCTCTACGTATCAGCAGATACAAACGCACACACAATGGCTATGCGATTAGCTTCTATGATATCTGGTAAGAACCAAGGTGATGTAGAAAGTTTATTGCAGAGTGATGTTGGTTGGACACGAGCAGTACTTGCTAAGTCTAGTCACATTGTCTGGTCGTTTGAATCAGCACCAACGCTACAAGATATTGATGAAGAAGTCCAAGCATTCGAAGAACTATGGGGTTGCCCACCAGTTCTGATTGTTGTAGATAACTTAATGGATGTTGCTACAGATGGTGGCGAAGAGTTCGCATCAATGCGTGCGATTATGAAAGAACTAAAGTATCTTGCTCGTGCTACAAACTCAGCAGTACTTGTACTACACCACACAAGTGAAGCAGTACCTGGAACACCGTGCCAACCGCGCAGTGCAATCCAAGGGAAGGTGGCTCAATTGCCAGCGTTAATTTGTACACTTGGTGTAGTTGGTACATCAATGGGTGTGGCTCCCGTAAAGAATCGTTACGGCAGAGCAGATGCAAATGGAACTTTAATGACGTGGATTGCTTTCAATCCAGAGTATATGTTTGTGGAGGACATTCCAGAAAATATATGATAGAACAATTAATTGATGAAGTATTAAAGTTAAATAATAAAGTTACAGAACTAGAGGCTAAGGTCGAAGCGTTGGCAGGCAAGCCTGACTGGCGTAAAGAAATTGCCGAGAAGATAGAAGAACACTTCGAGAAGATTGCTAGAGACTTAGACTAATGGCTAATCCTAATGGACGCAAAGGTTCACAGTTTGAGACAGATGTAATGAAGTGGTTGCGCACTATGGGTGCATTCGCTGAACGTCTGACTAAGGCTGGGGCTAAAGATGAAGGTGACATTGTCAGCATAATCGCAGGTCAGACCTATATTCTTGAGCTAAAAAACCGTAAGAAGATAGATCTTCCGGCGTTCTGGGATGAGGCTACAACAGAAGCCAAGAACTATGCGAAGGCTCGTGGGCTTGATGAAGTACCACCAGCTTACGTAATAGTCAAGAGACGAAACGCAGGTATAGATAGAGCGTGGGTAGTTCAGGATTTACAACAATGGCTAGACGAAAAGAAATAACTAATGACCTCCCAAGTATCAGAGATGTCTTACTCCACTATGGTGCGAAGATTAGACAGGGACACGGGCAAGCAAATCTCAAGTGCCCATTCCACAGTGACACTCACCAATCAGGGAGTGCTAACCTTGACAACAACATCTTCATATGTTTTGCCTGTGGAGTACAAGGAAATAGTTTACAGATTATTGCAAGCCAAGAAAGAGTAGACATACGTGAAGCAAAGAGAATCGCAGAAAGAATTACTGGAAAAAGCTACGAGGAAGTACGCGGAAAGAATTTATCTGGCAGAGGATTACCTAAGAAGTCGTGGAATAACAATGGAAGCGGCACGGCTGGCGCGATTAGGCGTAGTAGAGGAGCCTGAAGTTGGACACGAAACATTTACAGGACGTCTTTCTATACCGTATATCACGAAGACTGGCGTTGTTGATATACGTTTCCGCTCACTTAACCCTGCTGTTGAACCGAAGTATATGGGTATGGTTGGTAGCGACACTAAGCTTTATAACGTACTTGATATTGAACGCGCTGGTGATTCCATTGGAATCTGTGAGGGAGAGATTGACACACTTACTATGTCTGCTATGGTGGGAATTGCCTGCGTTGGCGTTCCTGGAGCAAACTCTTGGAAGAAACACTATACGAGATTGCTTGCAGATTTCGAAAGAGTTTTCGTCTTCGCAGATGGAGACCAGCCAGGAAAAGAATTCGCAGTCTCCCTCTCTCGTGAACTCCCAGTCACGATCATACAATGCCCTGACGGAGCAGATGTTAACTCAATATTTGTACAAGACGGCGCGGATTTCTTCCGACAGAAAGTGGAAGCCTAATGTCTAGGATTAATATACCTCCTTGTCCTGAATGTGGTGAGCACTTCGAGAATGTATTCGAAGCAACAGACCACTTGCTTGAAGATGGAGATGAGTTTGACCCAGCACTAATCCTTCCCAATGGCTACCGCCTAATGATTGGTTCACTGTTGCGTTGTATATATAAGTACGCAGACAATTCAGAACAAATCAAAGACATTACACAATCAACCTATATGACCCTATTCGCAGCAGAGATTCGACCAGAAGTTATTGGTCGGATGGTTGAGGATATGGTTGTTGCTTCGCAGATGATGGACATAGATGACGACCTCAAGAAGTTACTCGAAACTGGAGAATGAAGAAATATGGCAGATTATCCAACACCTAATAGACAATGGCTACAAGATTACGTCAGTCGAAAAGAGTCAAGACTCGCTGCAGATAATGCTAACCGTACCTTTACTGACTTCGAAGATAAAGTACGCATAACATACGATGAACTAATGTCCTTGCTTTTGAAGAAGCATAAAGATTACGGGAGCAGAAATATTGCCGACGCTCCCGGCGGTGCTATCAATGGATTGCGTGTGCGAATGCACGATAAGTTGGCGCGTATAAATAATCTATACGATAAGAATCAATCGCCAGAGAATGAATCCCTTGAGGACTCCTTCAAGGATATGGCAAACTACGCAATCATAGGATTGCTAGTTCTTAGAGGAGAATGGGATAAGTAATGAAGGTAATTGTTTGCGTTTCAGATCTTCAAGTACCGTATCACGATGCTAAGGCTGTGTCTGTATTGACACGCTTTATCAAACAATATAAACCAGACGAAGTAATATCGGTTGGTGATGAGATGGATATGCAAACAATATCAAAGTGGGCAAAGTCCACACCACTTGAGTATGAGAAGTCTATTGCTAGAGATAGAGATATGACTGTGCGTATTCTTGAGGGCTTAAAGATTAAGCATATGATTCGTTCTAATCATACTGATAGATTATATAATACAGTTATGATGAGAGCGCCCGGACTTATGGGTTTGCCTGAATTAGAACTCAAGAACTTTCTTAAGTTAGATGACCTAGGCAT